TATCTAATCCAGCATTTTCTATCGTAGAAGGTATCTTAAAGAACTACGATATGAAGGGTGTAGCAGATTCAATTGCTAAGATTCGTGCTGACTACCCAGAGATTGCAAGTAATGACATACTTGCATTACTTAAGTTTGATACACGCTACAACGCACCATACCTAGAACGCTTTGCTGGCAATGCTGCCCTCATTAAAAAGGGATTACCAACCCTTACCGATGATGCATACCTCAAGGTTGAGAAAGAGTATGAGACTATTTTTAAGTCTTACGACGTAGGCTCTCTTGCTAATCGCAAGATGTATGCAACATTGATTGGTAATTCAATGGATGCAGTAGATGTTACTGGTCGCCTGAAGATTGGTTATGACCGTCTTAAGTCAGATAAGTATGTTGAAGAAGCATTTCGTAAGTTTTATCCAAGCCTTGGAACTGGAGATATTGTTGCTGCAATGCTTAACCCTGAAGAGATGTTACCAACACTTCAGCGCAAGGCTGCTGCTGCTGAAATCGGTGGCTCATACCTAGCACAGAATCTTGAAACATCACTTGTATCTGCTGAATCACTTGCAGCATATGGTATTACAAAGGCTGGAGCACAGGCTGGTGTTCGATACATCGCACAGGCTCTACCTCGTGGCAAGTTCTTATCTCAGATTTCTGGTGAGACTGGCATTAAGTATACCAAGCAAACTGCAGAAGATATTACATTTAAGAAAGATGTTAAGGCACAAGAGCAAGAAGACATCCTTAAGGCTAAGGAGATTGGTCGCTTCTCTGGCACATCAGGCGTAATGGGTAGCAAGTCACTTGCTTCACAGCAACGCGGTGCTGGTTTAATCTAAACAAATAGAATCCTGAACGGACCCACCAGCCCCGTCAGCGTATAAGACTGGTAGCAAGAGCCAGACCGTTTCCCCGAATGGAACCTGAGGCTTGCGAACTACAACGAATAGAAGGGTGGACAGTTGCTATGAGCAACAACTACTGGGATGAAGAAGACGATGACCTCGATACAGATATCGACACAAGCAATGACGGAACTGACTTACTAAAGAAGTTACGGAAGGCAAAGCGTAGTGACGAGAAAAGAATTAAGGAACTCACTGAGCAACTTGAGACACTATCCAAGGGGCAGCGTGAGCGCACCGTCAAAGAAGTCCTAGAAAAACAGGGTGTGAATCCTAAGGCTGCAAGACTAATTCTCAAAGACTTAGAAGACGTTAGTGAAGAGACAGTTGCAAACTGGCTTGAAGATAACGGCGACTTATTTGGGTTTGTCAAGCAAGAGGAAACACCTGAAGTCGATGGCAATCGTGCCGAATTACGTAAGCAGAATGCTGTCACACAGGGTGCTATCACACCTGACCGAGGCGAAGATTTGGAAATGAAAATCGACGGAGCACAATCCGCCGAAGAACTCACCCGCATCCTTTACTCACAATCTTAAACATTCATAGTATCTAATCACCAGGAGGTGAACACTTGGCTACAAACTACACATCGACAGACTCAGCGTCTCTCGGCGGTACAGCAGGTAGCGCAGGTCTAGTACAGAAGGCATACGATAAGTTTATCGAATTTGCCCTTCGCGACGAACCCCTAATTCGTGCCGTAGCAGACAAGCGCCCAGTATCAACAACAAACAACGGTAACGTTGTTGTCCTACAACGCTATGCAGACCTTGCTAACGCAACAACTGCATTGACTGAATCAACAGACATTGATGGCGTTACAATCGGAACACCTACATCTGTGACTATCACAATGCAGGAGTTCGGTAACGCAACAACAAACACACGTGCTCTACAGTTGTTCTCTTTGAACTCAGTAGACCCAGACATCGTAACTTTGATGGCTCGCAACCAGGCAGATTCAATCGACGCACTTGCTATGACAGCACTTCGCGGCGGAACAAACGTAATCTACTCAGGTTCAACAGCAACAACAACAGCAACAGTTACAGCAGCAGCAACATTGTCAACAGCGAACATCGCTAAGGCAGTTGCTAAGTTGCGTACTAACAAGGCTTCAGGCAAGCGTGGCAATGAGTTCTGGGCTGGAATCCACCCAGATGTCGCACACGACCTAATGCTTGAATCATCTGCAGCAGGTTGGGTAGTACCTAACGCATACGGAATTTCACAAGACCGTATCTGGGCTGGAGAAGTTGGTCGTTACAAGGGTGCCTACTTCGTAGAGTCACCACGCCTATACGTAGCAACAGACGGTGCTTCATCTGCAAAGGTGTACCGCACAATTCTTTGCGGACAGCAAGCACTTGCTGAGGCAGTGGCAGAAGAGCCACACACAGTTATCGGTCCAGTTACCGATAAGTTGAACCGCTTCCGTCCAATCGGATGGTACGGCGTTCTAGGTTTCGCACGTTTCCGTGAAGAAGCACTATACCGCATTGAGTCTGGTTCATCAATCGCTTAATTGATTGACGGGTGGGGCTAGGGAAACCTAGCCTCATCAGTAAGTTCATTAAGGAGAACAAATGACAACTTATTTATTTACCACACCTGTGGTAGAAGAAGGTCCTACTGGTGGACATCGCTTGTTCTACTTCTTCCGACTCAATCGTGGAGTAACAATTGTTCGTACTGGTAGCACATACTCCAGTGGACGTTGGTACTCACAGGATGAACTAGAAGCAGTTGACGAGTACTGGCTAGGTGGACACGAACATCCTGGTATCAGCGAAGCAACTAAGGCAGCAATGATTGCTGCAGACATTGACGTTACAGAAGCAAACTTTGTAGCAGAGTAGGGACAAATGAGTTTACATCAAAGAACAAAGCATCCTGAATATGTTGAAGGTTGTTTCGGATGCAAAGTATCAACTCTTGAATTAAATACTGGGGATGCTGGCAGACCAATTGCTGACAAGCAATGGCAAAGTAGATTGAAGTTCTACAAGGATGCTAGGAACCAAGGTATTCAACCAGCAGGTACCCATCGTGGTCAGGTTGAGGCAGCAATCGAAGCAAGTGAAACATTGGGCAAGGCATACGACGCTGGCACAATGGGAGTTAGAGCAGACAAGGTTACGAAATCCGTAGCCGAAGTAATGAAAGCGGTGGAGTAAATGATGAAGAAGGCATACAAGATGGGCGAGAAGATGGAATCTAAGAAAGAAAAGATGATGGAAATGAAGATGGGCAAGAAGAAGATGGTCAAGAAGGCTGTAAAGAAAATGGGTAAGAAGAAGTAATGCCAAAGGTAGGAATGAAAGAATTCGCTTACACAGCAAAAGGTATGGCTATGGCTAAGGCTGAAGCCAAGAAGACTGGCAAGCCAATGAAGAAGGCTATCAAGAAGAAGGCAAAGAAAAAGTAAATGGCATCAGACCCTAGACTAAAGCGAGCAGGAGTTTCTGGTTTTAACAAGCCAAAGCGAACACCAAGTCACGCCACTAAGTCACACGTTGTTGTGGCGAAGGAAGGCGACAAGGTTAAAACTATTCGCTTTGGTCAACAGGGTGTTACTGGGGACAGACAACCTACGAAGCGTCAGGCTTCGTTCAAGGCACGTCACGCTAAAAACATTGCCAAGGGCAAAATGTCTGCAGCGTATTGGGCTAACAAGGTTAAGTGGTAACAAACAAAGGTGGGGACAATGAACGACAAGTTAGCAATTGCTTGGTGTGACAATGGTATGGTCGATGGCAAGTTTATGCAAGGCGTTACAGATGTGATGCTCCACTCAGGAGTTGAAGTCGCAACCACCCTGCGTAGTCAAGGCAACCAGATAGCACGACAGCGAGACAAAGTAATTAACTATTGGTATGACGGCAATAAATCTGACTGGCTCTTATGGGTAGATTCAGATGTTGTTATCAGTCCAGATACTTTCAAGTTACTTTGGGATAACAAGGATGTTAAAGAACGCCCAATCCTTACAGGTGTGTACTTTACAACTGACCAACCTGAAGAACCTTTAATGGAACCAATGCCAACATTGTTTAACTTTGTAGCCAATGGTGATGAGATAGGTGTCAAGCGAGTTCATCCTTTACCTAAGGATAAGTTATTGCAAGTAGGAGCAGCGGGTATGGGATTCGTCCTGATGCACCGCAGCGTGGTTGACCGCATCCGTGAGGTACTTCCAAAGGCTCCACTGTTTTCAGATGTAGGACACGGAAAGAATTTTATGGGTGAGGATATCTACTTCTTCGCCTTATGTGACAAGGCTGACATTCCAGTCTGGGCACACACAGCAGCAACAGTTCCGCATATGAAGCGGTTCTCCTTTGATGTTAATTACTACGATGCATTCGTAGGGAATAAGAGGAAATAATGGCGTACACCCTGAGTCAGATGATTGATGAGGTTGTCTTGAACTTGGCTGGATATACATTCCAGCAGGACAGAGCAACCTACCTGAAGACTGCAGTTACAACTACAACATCTTCAAGTGCTTCACCGCTAATCCTGTCTCTGGGTTCGACTGAGAATGTCGGTAAGGGAGTCATTGAAATTGATGAAGAATTAATGTGGGTTGATTCATATGACCGCATCTCTAACACTGCAACAGTGGCTCCATACGGACGTGGCTATCTAGGTTCAACAGCAGCAACACACACGCTAGATTCCAAGGTAACCATCTCTCCAACCTTCCCACGTTTCTCAGTTAAGCGTGCAGTCAACGACACAATCCGTTCCCTTGGAGCAAACATCTTTGCGGTAAAGTCAACAACATTTACCTTCAGCCCTGCTCAGTCAACGTATGCTTTTAATAACCTCAACATCAAGAACATATTGACAATTGCTTGGGAGTCAATCGGACCATCTAAAGAGTGGGTGCCAGTTCGACGTTGGGACTTTGACTCTACTGCAGATGCAACAGCCTTTGGTGCTTATGCACAGACCATCACAATTGGAGCAGATATGCCAATGCCAGGACGCACAGTCCGAGTTGTATATGCAACTGACCCAGTAACCTTTACATCTAACAGTGAAGATTATGCAACACAAACTGGTCTTCCAGAATCAACACGAGATGTAGTAATCCTCGGAACTGCTTACAGACTTCTGTCCTTCCTTGACCCAGCACGTGCTTCTCAGATTAGCCCACAGGCTGATGAGACAGACAGCAAGCGTCCTTACGGTGCTTCACAGAGTGCGACTAAACAACTTTACGCTTTGTACTCACAACGTCTCCAAGAGGAGACAAAGGCTCAACAACAGAATTATCCCCCACGAGTTCACTTCTCCCGCCGATAGGAACCTAAATGACAGTCAGAAAATACTCATCACGTTCTCAGCAAACAACGCTGAGTTCTCCAATCACATCAACAGCAACTACTATGTCTGTTGTCAATGGCGCAGCCATTATGGGTGGAAAGACATTAACTGGAACTCAGACATATACAGTTGTCATTGACCCAGATACAGCACTCGAAGAGATTGTAGATGTCACCCTCTACTCATCTGGTAACACATTAACAATCACTCGTGGCGTAGATGGTCCAACCCCTGGTACTGGCTCTGCTCACTCAGCAGGTGCAGTAGTACGACATATGGCAATTGGTCGTGACTATCAAGAGGCTAACGACCACATTGAAGATTCAACTGGTGTACACGGAATCACAGATACCGCTGCTTTGGTTACTCTTACTGGAGCACAGACTCTTACTGACAAAACTTTAACTGCACCTATTATGACTGCTCCAGTACTTGGTACTCCAGCATCTGGAAATCTTGCCAATGCTACTGCGCTACCAATCGCAACTGGTGTCTCTGGTCTAGGCTCAGGAGTTGCTACATTCCTTGCTACTCCATCCAGCACAAACCTTCGTGGTGCGCTGACAGATGAGACAGGCACAGGCTCTGCAGTATTTGCTACAAGCCCAACACTTTCTAGCCCAACTATTACAGGCACTGGTGCTATCGCAGGTACATTTACAGGTAACCTTACAGGTAACGTAACTGGTAACGTAAGTGGAACCTCAGGTTCTACAACAGGTAATGCTGCTACAGCCACAGCCCTTGCTACTGGTCGTACATTCCAGTTAACTGGAGATGTAGAAGCAAGTGGAGTTACTTTTGACGGCACTGGCAATGTAAGCCTTACAACCGTAATTGGTACTGGGGCAATCGTCAACGCTGATGTTAACTCATCTGCTCAGATTGCTTACAGCAAGTTAAACCAGACAAACAGCATCGTAGATGCAGACATTAACGCATCCGCTGCTATTGCCTGGACAAAGATTGCCCCATCATCAACAGTATCTGCAACTGAACTTGGATACCTAGACGGTGTTACATCTGCACTCCAGACTCAATTAGATGCTAAGTTAGCAACTGCTACAGCATCAAGCACATATGCTCCACTGGCAAGTCCAGCCTTGACTGGTGTACCTACTGCCCCAACAGCAGCAGCCAACACAAACACTACTCAGGTTGCTACTACTGCCTACGTTCAGACAGAGATTGCTGACCTAATTGCATCTGCCCCTGGCGCACTGGATACTCTTGATGAGTTGGCAGCAGCCCTTGGTGATGATGCTAACTTTGCAACTACTGTTACAAACTCTATTGCAACTAAGTTGCCTCTAGCAGGTGGCACTATGACTGGTGCTATTGCAATGGGTACTAACAAGATTACAGGTGCAGGCGACCCTACATCTGCTCAGGATGTTGCGACCAAGAACTATGTGGATACAGCAGCAATTGCTCCTAGCAACCTGACTGGTCCAATCACATCTGTTGGTCCTGCAACTGCGGTTGCATCTCAGACTGGTACTGGTTCCACTTTTGTAATGCAAGCAAGCCCAACGCTTACAACACCTAACATTGGTGTGGCTACTGCTACTAGCGTCAACGGAACAACAATTCCAGCATCTAAGACTTTGGTAGCAACTGACTCAACTACTTATGTAGTTCCTTCACAGACTGGTAATACTGGTAAGTATCTTACAACAGATGGAACAACATCTTCTTGGGGTGCTATCTCAGGTTCTCTTGCTCAGCCAACTGAACCAACATCTCCTACAGATGGACTTATCTGGGTAGATACAGATGGCACTGCACCAACTACAGTAGTAACTCGTTGGTCTAAAGCACCTACTGCTGGTACAACAACTCTTACTGGTACAGATGACGGAACTACGGTTCTTGCCTACACACCAGGGTATGAAGAAGTATTCCTCAATGGTGTGCTTCTCTCTCGTACTAATGACTACACAGCCAGCACTGGAACAAGTGTTGTCCTAAGCGTAGCAACAGTAGCAGGAGACATTGTAGAAGTTATCTGTCCACTACAGGTGGCATACACTGATGCAATCACTACAACGGCTGCTAATGCAGCCTATGTGCCTAAGACTCTGACTACAACAACTGGCGATATTATCTATGCATCTGCTGCTAATACTCCAGCAAGGTTAGGTATTGGTTCTACTGACCAGGTTCTTAAAGTTACTAGCGGTATTCCTGCTTGGGGTGCTGCACCTGCACCAACATTTGTTGGTTGTAGATTATTTAATACCACTAATCAGAGTATTCCTACAAATACTCCTACAGAAGTCACATTGAACTCAGAAGCATTTGATACCAATGGATTTCATAGTACAGTTACAAACACCGCAAGAATTACAATACCAGCAGGCTATGCGGGTAAGTACCTAGTAACTGCTTCTTGGGAGTGGGATGGTGGTAGTACAACTGGAGCAAGAGAAACCTTTGTGCGTAAAAATGGCAATTTAGCACTTGGCAATGTAAATTATATTGGAGCATCTCCACACCAATCTTATACACAAAATGTTATTTTTATTATTGATTTGATAGTTGGAGATTACCTTTCAATGTGGGTGCAACAAAACTCAGGTGGCAACGCTAACGGCCAATGTACGCAAAATTATACTAATTTCTCAGTTGCATATTTAGGAGCATAATAATGATTCAATTTACAAAACCTACAAACCTTAATGGTGCAGAATTATTGGCAGAATTAAACGCAGGCGGCGTGGCAATGACTCAATGGCCTGAATTAGACGGTTTAGGCATTTTGTGGCTAGACATTGCAGAGGCAGACCAAGCCAAAGCAACGCCAATTGTTGCAGCACATAATGGCACAATTATTGCACCTGAACCTACTATTGCCGACAAGTTAGCATCAGTCGGATTATCCATTGAAGAACTTAGAACAGCACTAGGGAGCAACTAATGACAAGAGCAAGAGATGTAGCAAACATCGATGGGCTTTTAACAACTACGGGTGACACTTACTATGCCTCTGCTGCAGGTACACCTGCTCGTCTAGGTATCGGTTCAACCAGTCAGGTATTAACTGTGGCTGCAGGTGTGCCTAGTTGGGCTACACCAAGTGCTGGTGGATATACTTTAATTTCTGAACAAGTTGCATCCTCATCAACTGGTATAGATTTTAGTTCAATTCCCAGCACATATAAGCATTTGGTATTGACCTATCAAGGCATTTATGTTAGTGCAATATCATCTGGATTTGATTTAAGATTTAACAACAATTCAGGCACAGATTATGAGCAGCACTACCAATATCAAGAAACTGGTTATGCGCCTAGTCTTGGCAACGGTGAAGAAACTTATGTCGGATATGCCGCATTCGGTGTCCAGCACACTAGCACCACGGAAAAAAATACTTTACGCGGAAGCGTTAAAATTTATGATTACGCATCAACCACAAAATTAAAGTATTACGAAGCACAATATTCATACTACAGTACCAATAACAGTAGAATCAATTTCTGGTCAGTTCAAGGATTTTACAATTCCACGTCGGCAATCACAAGCCTTAATGTGGTTCGCACATCTGGTTCTGCAACAATAACAAATATCGCTAATACATCAATCCGACTTTATGGAGTATCATAATGAAAACAATAGTAAATGTTGAAACAGGCGAAGTCACACAGCGTGAATTAAACGCGGAAGAATTAGCGCAACAAGCAATTGATGAAGCGACATTTAATGCTAGGGAGCAGTCTAAAGCAGAACAAGCAGCAGCCAAGCAAACATTACTAGATAAACTAGGAATTACAGAACAAGAAGCAGCATTACTCCTAGGAGGAACTAACTAATGGCAACCATCAGTAATACACCAAGACCAGGCTATGTCTGGGATTCAACCGACAATGTATGGTATCCAATCGGAGTAGGTGGACACGGACACCCTGACTACATCACTCAGGCTACTGCTGTTAACCCTACTATCATTGATGCTAAGGGTGACATCATTACTGCAACGGCTGCTGATACACCCGCCCGCCTAGCAGTAGGCAACAACGGCGAGACACTCGTAGCAGATAGTTCCACTGCAACAGGACTTTCTTATCAAGAAAATTATGCTGCTGGCAAAAATAAAATTATGAACGGTGATTTTTCTGTAAATCAAAGAAATTTCACAACTACTACAACTACTGCAGAATTTAATTTTGACCGTTGGCGAACCGTTTATTCAGGTGGCACAAGCACTACAACTGCTGAAACTTTTACGCTTGGTGCTGCACCAGTTGCAGGTTATGAAGGAAAAAACTTTTATAGAGTTGCCATAACTGGTCAAGCCTCAGCGACTGATTTTGTGCGATATGCACAAGCCGTTGAAAGTGTAAGAACTTTCGCAGGCGATACAACTACTTATTCTTTCTGGGCTAAGGCTTCAAGCGGAACTCCAAAAATTGCCTTTAACGTTTCTCAGTATTTTGGTACTGGTGGTTCACCTTCTGCGACTGTAACTACCAACGCGGGAACCGTAACGCTTTCTACATCTTGGGCAAGATATTCGGTGACAGTTGCTATACCTTCAATTTCAGGCAAAACTATTGGAACAGATAACAATAGTACTCTTTCAATGCGGTTGTTTTTAAGTGCAGGCGCAAGCGTGACTGAAGGACAATCCATTGGTTATCAAAATGTAACTATTGATACCTGGGGGCATCAATGGGAATCAAGTTCAGTTGCTACCGCTTTCCAAACTGCAACAGGAACAATCCAAGGAGAATTAGCCGCTTGTCAGCGTTACTATTACCGCATCACTGGTACTAATAACTTTAGCAATATCTGTCCTGCTTATAGTGATGCTAGTAATAACGCAGTAACTCAATTAACTGTGCCCGTTGAATTGCGAGTTGCTCCAACTTCCGTTGATTTTTCTAACATTAGAGTGACAAATTTCAGTTTTGGTGCGGCCGTTACAAGCGCCTCAGTAAGCAGTGCTTTTAATGGCAAGAACAATGTGGCTATTAATTTAGGAGTTGCTGGAACTCCATTGACTGGTGCTTCTCCTTTTAACATTTCTTGTAACAACAACGCGGCAGGCTATTTAGGAGTGAGTGCAGAACTATGACCAATTTAAGAATTTTTGTAGATAATTACAACGAAGAACACGTCATTATTGACAACGGCAATGAGCAATTTACCTCAATGCCAAAGGCTTTATATGACGAGCAACAGGCACAGGCGGAACACTTCACACCAAGTGTGTAAGTAAATAGATTATCCCTGAGCAAGGATACAAACTGCTCAACTAATTTTTTCTGACTTAAGGAGATACGGTGGCTGGTAGAGACATAACCGAAGGTGATGATGGAGTCTATTCCTCCTATGATGGCAGTGGTGTATCTACTGTTGCACGTGGTGTTGCCGACATTGGTATCGTCTCATCTACTAGCACTTGGCAGAATACAGATGTAGCCTACGATGTAGCATTAGGTGGACTTCCATTCATCTATGCAATCAATGATGCTCGTCCTTATATCCGCCAGACTGCACCCTTTCGCAAGGACCAGTTTGATAATGGTCAAGAGCCAGGTGAACAGTCTCTGACTGGTTGGTGGATTCGCAGCCAGATGTCATTCCACTCTGGCTCAGGTATTAACTTCTATGACCCAGCAACAACTGACGAGAACGGGCACTACCGATTCTATAAGTCAAAGGGTATCAACGTATGGACCAAGGGACAGGCAACTCTTCTTAAGAATGTAACTGCTGGTCACGTAACTACAGGTGCTATTGCATCTAATGGTGTAGTACAACAGCATCTACGCTCTATTAAGTGGAGCACATTTACTGGTGCATTACTCCAGGATGAGTATGATGTCGACAAGATTAAAGTAACAGACCCAAGCAACCCAGTTCACTTTATTGATTATACTGCTGGTGCTGGTGTCTACCCAGTTTATGCAATCTGCGATGATGGAACTAATGCCTACTGGGTAACTAACAAAACATCTGGTGCAACTACAAAACTTACTGTCTATGGCAAGCCATTAACTGGTTCATCAGCAAGTACAGCAGATGAGTTTAAGGTATTTGATAACAGCCAAATAATTACTAATGGTGTTATCGATTATGTCAAGGCACGTTTAGTTATCTGTGCTGATAATAAGGTTTATGAGTGTGCTGCTGCTGCAACATCAACACCTACATTGGTATATACAAACCCATCAACTGGTCACGTATATACAAGTATAACTGCATCTGGTACTGCAATCTATATCTCTGGATACAACGTAGCGCAATCAACCATTGAGAGATATACGCTGGTAACTGCTACTGGTGCAATGCCTGTCTTAAGTCAGGCAATAGTTGCTGCCGAATTCCCAGTTGGTGAGATAGTCCACAAGGTTTATTACTATCTTGGATATATGATGATTGGCACTAACAAAGGTATTCGTGCAGCCACTGTTCGAGATGATGGCTCTATTAGTTATGGTCCACTAATTGTAGAAACAACACAGCCTTGCTATGACTTTGCAGCACGTGACCACTACGTGTGGTGTGCTACTAGCGTTGATGGTGAACCAGGATTAATTCGTATTGACTTAAGTAATGAACTAGAACCTTTACGCTTTGCCTGGGCAAACGATATCTATTACGGCGGTACAACTGGACACGTAACTACTGCTGTCTGCTTTGCAGGTAATACTGACCCAACAGTTACCGATAGACTTATGTTTGCCACTGCATACGCATCATCTACTGATGGAGCAGTCTATGTAGAAGACGCAACTACTCTTAACACAACTGGCTTTATTACAACAGGTAACATCCGATACGGAACACTTGAGCCTAAGAACTTTAAGCGTCTACTAGGACGTGGTGACTTTACCTACGGTTCGATGACACTTGAGACTGTTGACAAAGATGGCGTTGAGTATGACCATATCTCTTATGACTCATCAATCCCACCTATCGAGGTTGGAACATCTAGTCCTGCAACTGCTCAAGAGTATGTTGCCTATAAGTTTATTCTTTATCGTGATGCAACTGATACAACCAAGGGTCCTACCTTTAAGGGATACCAAGCCAAGGCAACCATTGCTACTCCACGTCAACGTGTGATGCGTTTTCCTGTGTACTGCTTTGATGTTGAGACAGACAAGTACAACACAATAGTTGGTTACGAAGGCAGAGCCTTTGACCGCATTCAATCTTTAGAAGATGTAGAAGAAACAGGTGACGTTATTACCTGGCAAGATTTATCAACAGGAGAATCACGACAAGCAGTAATCGAACAAGTCACATTCACCCGTATGACACCACCCGATAAACGCTTTGATGGCTTCGGTGGCGTACTTGAGATAACAATCAGAACGGTATAAGCGATGACAGCAACAGAGTGGGCTGGCTTAGCAGTTGCCCTTATGACATTAACAGCAGGGTTTGCTGGATTGATTAGATGGCTTGTTAAGCATTATCTATATGAGTTAAGACCAAACGGGGGCGGTTCCGTGAAAGACCAAGTGAACCGATTGGAAGAACGCGTTGACCAAATTTACTTACTCCTTTGCGAGAAAGAGTAGAGCACTAGCAGCATTCTCTTTAGTTATTGGAACATCTTTATTTTTTCCTATGCTTGCACAAGCGACACCACCAGAGTTAATGGTTTCAGGTGTAACAGTTATCTGTGCTAATCCTGCTGGAGAGACTCGTACTTCAACTATAGGTTGGAATGCTGATAACCCTTTCTTTGATGGCAAGGGCGACATTGCAAGATTGTTTTGCGAAGGCGGATTTATTGGTGAGTGGACTACATACATCAGTGATAACTACACAGGTATCGGAAGATATTACAATGGCATAGCGCCTACTCCGACTCCAACACCGACACCCTCTCCTCAATCGAACGAAGCATCACCTTCACCAACAGAAAGTCCAACGCCAAGCCCAAGCCCAACCCCAACAGAAACCACAACGCCTGAGCCATCTCCTAGTCCCTCCCCATCGCCTTCGACTGAGCCAAGTCCAACGCCATCTCCAACTCCGACTCCCTCAAGTGAGCCTTCTGTTTCACCCGAACCATCTCCAACTCCGAGTCCTGTACCCTCAGTTGAGCCAAGTCCAAGTCCGACTGCTGAACCAACTGTCGAGCCTTCTCCAACACCAACTGTGACTCCAACCCCTTCACCTTCTCCAACAAATACTTCTGAGAATACTCCATCGCCTATTCCTTCTCCTTCTGCTTCACCAACAGGGGTAGAAAGTTCGCCTTCCCCGTTGCCTGAATCCAGCCCACAACCCACCCCGACAGAAACCCCAACAGTACAACCCACTCCATTGCCTACTCCAACCCCTGTAGATACCAATACGCCAGTGCCAGTACAGCCAACGCCACAGCCAACCCCAGAGCCATTACCTATTCCTGTTCCTGTTGAGCCAATACCCATACCAGTAGTCCCACCAACAGTGGAACCAGAACCAATCCCACAACCTGTACCAGTTCCTGTACCACAACCTACTCCTCTTCCTGAACCCGTGCCTGTGGTGCCAACGCAACCCGTTCCAATCCCACAGCCAGAGCCAACTCCAGAACCTCTGCCTCAACCTGAGCCAGCACCCCAGCCTGTGCCCGTACCAGAGCCTCCAGTAGTTGAACCTGTCCCTGAGCCTGTTCCAGTACCAGTAGAGCCTCCTGCCCCTGCAGAAGAACCTCCTCCTGTTGAACCTGAACCTCCTGTGGCAATCCCTGACCCTGAGGGTTCAATCGGTGAGCCTCCAATGGAAGAGCCTCCTGCTCCAGTAGAGGAAGAACCTGCTCCTGAACCTCCATCAGAACCCCCTCTTGTTGAACCAATACCAGATACGCCAGAACCTGAACCTGAGCCAACGCAACCCGAACCTCCTGCGCCTCCAGTCGTCCCAGAAGAACCTCAACCTGAACCCCCTGTCGCACCTCCTACTGCAACTGCAGAAGAGAGACAAATAGTAGCAGAGCAACTTGTTGAAGCATCTCAAGGCACGCCGATTACAGCACAGGCTATTGAAGATGCTGGTATTACTTATCAAGACTTACCACCTGACACACCTGTTGAAATCCGTGAGGATGAGAACGGTAATGAGGTTGTTATCACAGCCGAAGTGGCTGCTGCATTAGTAGTTCTTGAAAGCCCATCTGAATTACTTAACGCAATCTTCACTGACCCAGGTGAAGCACTGCTTGCTATCGCAAGTATCGGTGCTGATATGTCAGAAGAAGAACGTGAAGAATCAGAGAAAATTATTGTCGCATCTGTGATTGCTGCACAGGCTGCAGTTAATGCAGCAGGTATGGCAGCATCAGTTGCATCATCCACTACCAGAACCCCCTCTGGTGGAGGAACAACTGGCGGAGGCGGAGCCTCTGCTGGTGAATCTAAAGCCGTAAGGAGACGTAAGCCTTGAAGATATTAAGAGATATGATTGACCAACTATGGACCTTACTTGGGATGTTTATTGCCTGGGTTGTCCTTGATGGGTCAGCAAAGACAGTAGTCGGTTATGCAATTGCTGGAACCCTTGTGGCTTGGGCAGTTACTTATCCTCTACGTAACCCTAAGGACGAAGAATAATGGATACATTCAAAAGCGTAATGATGAGAATCTTTGCTGTTATCGCAGCAGAATCTCTTGGAGTTATCGGTGCTGGTTCTCTAGTAGGCATCGAAGTATGGCAAGCAGGAGTATTGGCAGGTGCACTAGGTGCAGCCCGCGTACTTGAAACCCTTGCCCGATTCTACCTAGCAGACGGAAGCCTGACAGCAGAAGAAATCAACGAAGCCTTTGCTAAGGTTGACAAGAAAGCGAGTGAATAATGGGTCAACGTAATGACTTCATCAAGATAGCACGAGAGCAACTCGGAGTTATTGAAGGTCCTAAGGACAATGAAACTAAGTACGGTGCCTTTACCAAGGCTAACTTCCAACCTTGGTGTGGTTCATTCGTGAACTGGTGCGCCAATGAGGTGGGCTTGAAGATTCCTTCTTGCGTCTATACCCCAGCAGGTGCCAATGCCTTTATGAAGAAAGACCAGTGGGAAAAGGCAGTAGATGCCACCCCACTACCAGGAGATATCGTGTTCTTCGACTTCCCAAATGATGGAGTTGACCGTATTTCCCACGTTGGAATCGTCGTCCGTGATAACGGCGATGGTACAGTTACCTGTATCGAGGGCAACACAGCCCCTGATAAAAAAGGTGACCAACGCAACGGAGGGCAAGTCTGCCTGAAGAAGCGTGCTTACAAGAAGAAGAATGGCTCAGCACTGAAGAAGTCCCTACCTGTTTTTGTTGTAGGGTTCGGTAAGCCAGTCTTCAAATCCTAAGGAGAACCAATGAACAAAGATAAACTGATTGCAATCGCATCAACGTACTTCCGTGCAGCATTCGCTGCCGTAACTGCACTCTATCTCGCAGGTGAGACAAGCCCAAAGGCTCTACTCTCAGCAGCAGTAGCAGCGGTTGCAGGTCCAGTGCTCAAGGCATTAGACCCAAAGGCAACTGAGTTCGGCAAGGGTTCTAAGTAACCTAAGTCTTAAGACCCCATCATCTTGGCAACACGCCGAGGTGGTGGGGTTCTTTTTTATGTCAAGATTGTGCTACATTTTATCCACTCGCAAGAGTGGGGGGGTTACCTCAAATGAAGATTACACGAGGGAACCACTTCTCTACCAACTATAAATTTTATTTATGGGGGGTAGGGGGGTATTCCTAAAATCAGATTGCCGAGGGTAATCTGATTTAATATTTGACAATAATAATTTAATATGATAATCTAAGCATTAGATAGTTCTCCTTCATTGAGTCACTCCTGTCCTCTGAAGGAGGACTATCTAACTAGAGACAGGGGATAGCAATGCACTTCTTTAAGAAGCAAGAATATATAAGTGGCGACGATATGATTGTCGAGTTGTCAATTGCATTTCACGAATTAAGAAAAGCAGTAGAAGAACTGCAAGAAGATATGGTTTATGTTTTGTCAGTAGTTGATGACAATGATTAAACTAGATTCATATGAACTACCAGAGCACATCAGTTACTCAGCCTTTACTACATACCTGACCTGTGGTTATCAGTACTACCTAGGTCGACTGCTCAAGGTAGAAGAAGAACCATCCGTATGGTCAGCAGGTGGGCGAGCATTCCACCTAGCAGCAGAAACGTGGGACATTGAAAATGGTTAACCCATACTGGCACGATGCGTGGATTAAAGAGATTGATGGACTTGATTTTGCTAAGGCACGAGTAGCAGGACGAGCCACGAAAGCCAACCCTGGCAAGGAAAATGGGGAGTGGTGGTATGAACAAGGTTCCAAGTGGGTAGATGACTACATCATTTGGCGCAAGAATAATCCTGATTGGAAAATCTGGACCACTCCACAAGGTGTACGTGCCATCGAGTTGGAGTTAAACCCGAACATCGCTGGTATACCAGTCAAGATGTTCATCGATAGAATCTTTGAGGTTAACGGACAACTTGTGATTGTCGACCTTAAGACATCAGCAAGACGACCAGCATCTGACTTACAACTTGGCTTCTACAAAGTAGGAGTTGAGATGATGTTAGGTGTTGAAGTCAATCTAGGAAACTACTGGATGTCTCGTGAATCGGGGACAGGAGAGATGATTGACCTAAGTAGATATACCAAAGACACACTCGAATATTTCGTGGATGGCTTTGACAAGGCTCGAAAGGCTGGTATATTTCTACCGAACCTACAATCGTGCAGTTACTGTGGACTCACAGCACACTGCCAATTCACAAAGGATAAATAATGTCAGAAGAAAACTGGAAGTTACAGGTATCAGTTAAGTCTCCGAATGGTGACTTGATTAATATTCGTGCGACATCAGCAGATGAACTCAGCGTATTGCTAGAGGGTATCTCTGATTATTCAACACAGATTGCAGCAACTAGCAAGATGATTGCTGGTGCATATACCGTAGCCCCTTTGGCAACCACTACTTCAACAGTAGACACGCCTCCTTGGGCTACCTCCGCACCCGCCCCGACAGTGGCTCCGTCCGCTACGGGTCTATCATCACCGACCTGCGTACACGGCAACCGCAAGTTCCTATCGGGAGTATCGAAGAAGAACGGCAAGCAGTACGCAATGTGGGTTTGCCCACAACCTCAGGGAATGGAGCAATGCGCTCCAACGAACGGGTAATGGAACAACAAACGCTAGAATAAGAATTGGCGGAGGGGTAGTTATTCAGGGGAAGGTGACTGCCTCTCTTCCAACTTAAGACAGGAGAAGTCTATGAGAACATTAGTAAGAAGTGTCGGACGTTCCGACATAGGCGGTGAACCTTTACCCGCAGTATTCAAAACATTTAACACCAACAAGATTGTTTGTCGACGCTCTGAAGTATCAATGTTTGCTGGTGTCCCTGGTGTAGGTAAGTCTACGTTAGCCCTTGGTCTAGCACTTAAGATGCAAGTTCCTACCTTGTATGTATCAGCAGATACCAACTCACACACTATGGCTATGCGCCTTGCGTCGATGATTAGCGGGAAGAATCAGACTGATGTTGAGTACTTGATGGACAAGGATACTAACTGGGCTAAGGCAGTACTCCAGAAGTCAGCCCATATCGTGTGGTCATTTGAATCCAGTCCCACCCTGTTAGATATTAACGAAGAGGTCGAAGCCTTTGAAGAACTATGGGGTTGCCCACCTCAGGCAATCTTCATTGACAACCTGATGGATGTAGCCACTGATGGTGGCGAAGAGTTTGCATCTATGCGTGCAGTAATGAAAGAGTTAAAGTACTTAGCCCGTCTTACTAATGCAGCAGTCATTGTCTTGCACCATACATCGGAAGCAGTACAAGGTAATCCGACACAGCCACGCTCTGCATTACAGGGCAAGGTCGCACAAATTCCCGCACTTATATGTACACTAGGGGTAGTGGGAACGTCAATGGCTGTCTCACCTGTGAAGAATAGATACGGAAGGGCGGATGCTAACGCTAACCTAATGTGTTGGCTGGCATTTAATCCTGAGTATATGTTCATTGATGACATACCAGAGAACGGTGGATGATGATACAAGAAGAAGATGACAGAACTCAAGAGATGCGTGGTTATGTTCTGCTTGAACTCAAGCAAGAGACTGCTAAGTTAATCGAAAAGATTCAAGCAGCAAAGGTACCAATCACTGATGAGTGGACCGAAGGTGTCAACGCTGGATTAGAGTGGGCTGTACGTATCCTCAACAAGGATAAGAGCGCGTCTTAATGGGACTACTTCGTAATGGTGTCACTCGAAGAAGGTGTCAAAGACCTGGATGTAATGAGTTTGCCTATGTAAAATTAGGTATGAACTTTAAGATAATTCTATGTGCAGATTGCCGAACATCGGAGTGGAACAATGAGTCAGTCAAGGAAACATCGTGGGTACAGGTCGCAGAAGGTCCTCGCTAACTACCTTGCTGACAACGGATTCCCATTTGCGGAATCTACAGGTGCTGGTCGTAGTGGTAGCGATATTACTGGCTGTGTGGGTATAGACTTTGAAGTAAAAGCACGCACTGGATTTAATCCTGCTGCTGCAATAGCACAGTTAAAAGATAGAGCCAAGGGTGACCTCGGTGTTGTTGTCTTAAGACTGAATGGACAAGGCGAGAAGTCAATAGGTGATTGGGTTTCATTAATGAGAACAGAAGATTTAGTGTGGCTACTACGGGAAGCAGGGTATGGTGATAAAAATTGACAACAACCTGCCCTCCATCAAAGCAATCCTTGAACACTACGGGGCAACCATACGCAGTACTCACGGACAAGTTAATCTTAGGTGTCCCTTTCACGGTGACTCACACCAAAGTGGTACGGCGAACCTTGATAAGAACATCTTCATCTGCTTCGCTTGTGGTGTCCAGGGAAATAGTATTCAAATCATCGTGCGTCAAGAGGGGCTGAACTTCAATGAAGCAAAACGTTTTGCAGAAGGAATTACTGGGCAAGTCAGCACAGAAGTACGCGGAAAGTATTCATCTGGCAGAAGATTACCTAGCAAGCAGGGGAATACCTCTGGAGGTAGCACGGTTGGTTCAATTAGGCGTAGTCGCGGAACCTGATACAGGTCACGAGCAATACACTGGACGCTTATCAATCCCTTACATCACTAAGACTGGTGTTGTTGACCTAAGATTTAGAAGTCTTAACCCTGCAGTTGAACCCAAGTATAT